ACTCATGCAGAAGTATTTGATTTTGACAAAAATCATTCAGATGTAGCGACAACACTTGATGAGTATGCAGATGATTTATATGTAGAATCAGACTATCTACCTTTTGCATATCATGGTCCTGGAGTATTTAAGACAATAAACAAAGTACTAGAATCACAAGCATCTGTAATAGAATCTTTTGAAAAAGAAATTTCTTTCTTGCGAGCATTTGCAGAAAGTTTATCTACGTCTGATTATTTTGCGATTGGCGTAGAATTGCCAGTTACTGATATTTTATCTACATCTGAACTATTCGAGTATCTGTATGTCTTTGGTTTGCCCGTGTTTGAAACAGTGGGAGCATCTGACGACTACGATAGTTCCCTATATGTAGAAACGGGGTATTTGCCTGGTTTCTATCATGGACCAGGAGTATTCAAAACTTTAGAGAAATCAATCTCTAATATTCTTACAGCCTCTTCTGTTTCTGTTATAAATACAACTAAGCCTCTGACTGATTCTTCAAGTGTTTCTGAAGCAGTTAGTAAATTATCTACAACTTCACAATCTGATTCTGCTACAACTTCAGACAGTGGAACAATAACCGGGCCGCAAAATTATGCCCCAACATACTTCGCTGAAGATTATGTTACAGGCATTACTTTAGGCACATTCTAATATTTGGAGACAAAAATGCTCAAATCCGAAACAACAAAAGCTACAGGTAAACTAAACATTGTAGTTAGAGATGAAAACGGTAAAGTCAAAGAAGATTTTACTGTACCAAATCTAGTAGTAACAACTGGTCTAGCTTTCATTGCTGGTCGCATGAAAGATACAGATACAGGCGCAGGAGGAAGTCACACGATTCCTGATGCAATGACTCATATGGCAGTTGGTACTGATTCTACAGCAACAGCTCTTAGCGACACTGCTCTTGGATCAGAAGTGGCCGGCGCTAGAGTTTCTTTGACTGATACGGAGATCAATGGCGCTGACACAGTGTATACTGCACTTTTTGCTGCAGGAACAGGATCTACTGGATTGACAGAAGCAGGAATCTTCAATGCCGCTTCTGGAGGTACTATGCTTTGCCGTACTGTGTTTGATGTAATCAACAAAGGGCCAGCAGATACAATGACGGTCACTTGGACCATTACCATCTCTTAATAGGTAAAAATAGTGGCTATCTTATTGACTAGACTGGCTAGGGTTGAACTAGCGAGATCATTTGTTCGAGAAGTAAAAAACGTAATAGACTCTGATACTAATAAGTTATACGACTATTACAATTTTGCGCTTGCAAGAACAACCGCATGGACAGACGAAGAAAGTCCAGAAACTGCGTATGATTCTCAAAAATACATTAATCAGTTTAGAAATAATATTCTCTTTACTCAAAAAGTGAATCCTTCTGATGTTTGTAATTTAATTAGAAGAATAGATTGGGAAGAAGGAACCCCAGATGATCCCAGCATTTACGATGCTTATGATGACGATTATTCTGAAGATAACCCAGCACCTTCAGGCGCCACTACTTTAGCAGATGCTAAATTTTACGTATACACTAGTGCAAACAGAGTGTACAAGTGTATTGATAATAGAAATGCAGCAGGAATAGTTATAGAAAGTACAGATGAGCCTAATCTTACTATTACAGATATCTTTCAGACTGACGACGGATATCGATGGAAGTTTATGTATCAGGTTTCAGAAGCCGATCAGAATAAGTTTTTAGATACGCAGTATATTCCTGTTAGAAAACTCACCACAGATAGTCCAGCATATGGAACTCTTGTTGGTGAAGTAAAATCTATTACTGTAACCGATGTCGGCGCAGGTTATACCTCTGCTCCAAAGGTATACATACAAGGTGATGGAACAGGAGCTAGGGCGAGTGCAACAATTAATGAAAGCGGCGAAGTTGACTCAGTTACTATAGACAGTGAAAATGGCGAAACATTTGAAGGATTGGGCTACACTTTTGCATTTGTTCAATTTGAAGGCGGCGGAGACGAAGAAGATGAGAACTTCAGAGTCGCTGAGGCAATTGTTTCACTTGGTGATGCTGATCCAGAAAATACTGTATTACAAAAAGCAGTAGAAGACGCTGCTATCGAAGGAACAATAGAAAGAATACTTGTTGTAGATGGCGGAAGAGATTATGTTGCCGGAGATACTTTTGTTAAGATAACTGGAGATAGTGTATTGTCAACAGATCAAGCAACAGCTACTGTTACGATAGCAGAAGGCACTGGAACTATTACTGCAATAAAAGTAGATGATGTTGGTGCAAATTATAATTACGCAGATATAACTTTTGTTGATTCGAATGGAGATGAAATTCATACCGCTGAAGATGATTTGTCTAAAAAGGCAACAGCGAGAGCAATCATTTCTCCTATACACGGACATGGTAGTAATCCAGTACGAGAACTCTTCAGCACAACAGTAGGAATAGTCTCTTCGTTATCAGATAACACAAATAGAGATTTGATGGTAGATAATGATTTTAGACAAATAGGCTTAATGAAAAATATTTATGATTATGACGAGCAAAACATATGGAGAGAAGCAACCGGTACCACATGTTTTATAGCTAACGTAAGCAGTTCTGATAATTATGCAATTGATGACATAATAGTTACTGACGAAGGTGATGCAGATGAAGGACGATTTAGAGTTATACAGATAGTAGAGTCAACTGCAACAGAGGGAACTTTTGACATACACTTGCAATCGATAATACCAAATATAAAAAACGCAAGCGTGTTAAAAAACGTCACACAAGACATTTCCTCACTGACTATAAATAGTGTTAAAGATCCAGAAATAAGCACTGCTTATGGAGAAGTTATTTACATTGAGAATAGAACATCTATAGCTAGATCAACAGATCAAGTAGAAACAATAAAAGCAATAGTACAATTTTAGGAAAAAATAATGGCCCTTAATTTAAATTCTTCACCTTATTACGATGATTTTGATCCTCAAAAGAATTACCATCGGGTACTTTTTAAGCCGGGGGTTGCTGTTCAAGCTAGAGAATTGACTCAGCTTCAGACAGTCCTTTCCGATCAATTATCACAATTAGGTAGTTTTAATCTTAAAGAAGGTGCAGTCATTAGTGGCTGTGAGCAAAAAATTGAAAACTTTAAGTTTGTTAAAATTCTTGATAACTATGGTAATGGAGATCCTATTGCTAATGCTGATCTCGCTTCTTATGATGGTGAAATTCTAGTCGGAGCAACTACTGGACTAAGGGCAAGAATTATTACACACAAGACTGGACAAATCACAGTCAACGATTCAATTAATACAAAAGCATTATATATTGTTTACATAGATGAGAATGGCCAAAACGCAGACTTAACAACTAATCAATATCAAAGATTCCAACAAGGTGAAACACTAACGGTAGAATCTATAAACACGGAAATAAAAGGAAAAACTTTTGTTACTCAAACTACTGAGGGGGGAACTTTTGGTAAGAGAGACTTTTATGCAGGCGTAGCTCCTCACTTAACTATGTCTCCTGGCATAATTTATGCTCTTGGCAATTTTATTCGAACTAAAAATCTCTCTGTTTTTATTGATAGCTTTAGTCCTTATACAGATAAAAAGATAGGATTCTTAGTAAATCAATCTATCAAACAAGCGTCTGTTGATGGTACTCTATATGATAACGCTAGAGGAACTTTTAATGAGGGAGCTCCTGGTGCAGATAGATTGCAAAATACTGTATCATTAATATCTTATAACAGAGATTCTTCACCAGCAGATAACTATTTCCAGATTGCAACATTCTCTAACGGAAAAATTACAAGAGCAGATATACAAGCAGATCCTTTAGGCGGAATTAGAGAAATTCTGGCTAGAGAAACATTTGATAGACACGGGAATTATGTTTCAAAAGGATTGCAGGTTTATTTTACAGAGCATTTGCGATCTTATCGTGGAAAAAACAACGGAAGATTTACGCCAAATGGTATAGGTGATGCTACTAAACTTATTCTAGGTGTTACTGCTGGCTCAGGAAATGTTGCTGGATATCCTGTAGAGTATTTGAAAGAAACTGAATTTTCTTTTCCTAAACCAAGTGCTACTCAAATAGAAAATACTGTTTCTCAATCTACTTCGTTTGGTAACTATGTAATTGTCAATGATTTATGTGGCGCATGGGACACGGATGGCGCAGATACAAGTGCTAATGGTATTGTAAACCTACACAGCGTTGTATCTAATGGAGTTTCAGGCGGTGCGTATTCTAACACTTCTGTGCCAGGAAACATAGTAGGCACTGCAAAAATTAGATACATTGAATTATCGTCTGGTACACCTGGAACTGCAACCGCTGAATTCAAACTGTATTTGTTTGATATAAAAATGTTTGATGGAGAATTTGGTGCAGTAAGATCGATCTCTTATGAGAATGATGAAGCAAACGCCTTTGCAGACATCGTACTCAACTCAGCAGGCGTTGCACAAGTATATGAAAAGAATTCAAATAAATTTCTTTGGAATTTACCATATAAACATTTAAAAACTTTAAAAGCCTCTACTGGTGGAGTTTTTGATTATAATTTTAAATTTATTAAAGAATATGATAAAATTGCACCTTCTGACGGTAATATAAATCTTGCAGCAGAAGGAGATCATACTTTCTTTTTTGGTAATGGATCAGTATCGGATTCTAATGTCACTAGTCATATTAAATTAGTAGCAAGAGAATCTTTTGAACTAGACGGCACTGTGATTGAAAAAGGAGAATTTATTGATCTCACTGGTAAAGTAACACAAAACAGTGAGACTTCTTTGACTATTAATTTAGGTGGTTTGAACGATATAGGAGGAGCTCCTTTTGCGGTTAGAGTCTATGTCAATATGCAAGTTTCTAACGATGGTCCTATCACTAAGAGCCTAGTCAAAACACAATATGTCAAAATAGAAGCAGATACAAATGAAAACTTTGCTAATAATAGATTCTGTCTCGGTGTGCCTGACGTATTCAGAGTAACAAGAATTACAGCCACATCAAACGCAGATTATACTACTGGTGCTAGAAATGTCTCAACCTTGTTTAATGTAGATAATGGACAAAGAGATAATTTCTACGGTTTATCTTATATCGAAAAGAAAACTAGCAGCGCAATAGACCTTACTGTTGAAAAATATCTTACAGTAGAATTTGATTACTTTGATAATGGCACAATTGACGGGCCAACTTTTGCTTGTATAGATTCATATCCTGTCGATGATACTGGTTTAACTGGAATTAGAACAGAAGAAATTCCTATATATGTGTCTAAGTCATCTGGTAAAGTATTTGATTTAAGAAATGCTATTGATTTTAGACCTTTCATGGAGGCAACAGAAACGCCTGGCTCAACAGAGGCAACAGCTCCTGTCAATCCAAGTTCTTTTGAACAAATTAAACGTCCCCCCGGAGGACTTACTAATCCTATTCCTTCGGCTACATTTACAACAGATTTAGAATTTTATTTAGCTGAAGCATATAGAGTAGTTATTACTCCTTCTGGTAAAATAGATATAGTTAAAGGTGTTGCTTCGGTTTCACCTAAACTTCCTCCTCCTCCTGAAGGATCGATGACTCTAGCCACTGGAGTATTGCCACCGTATCCGTGTCTTTCGCAAAGAGCTGCAACAAATTATGGCCGAGAAGATTTGGCCATGACAATTGTTCCTGTAAAGAACAAAAAGTATACAATGAGGGATATAGGTGCTCTTGAACAAAGAATATCAAATCTGGAATACTATACTACACTTACTTTGTTAGAAAAGGAAGCAGGAAAAGTAACAATACCTGATGCAGATGGTATTGATCGCTTTAAAAATGGTTATCTTGTTGATTCTTTTTCGAACTTTAGTGTAGTCCAGGTTAATAATCCTGACAACACATCTTCTATTGATGTTAAGAAGAGGGAGCTTCGAGCGGCCTTTAAGACTTCTCAAATAGGATTCAAACCAATAGCAACTGGAACTACTGCTGGTCAGTCTGGATATTTCTGGCATGTTCCTTACAATGAAGCAATTTATACACAGCAAACTCAAGCTAGTTCTTATCGAAATGTTGTGGGTGAATTGTTCATAACTCCGCCTCCTGCCACAGAACAAGAAGCAGAGGAAAATGCTACAAATAATGGTGGTACAGGACAAGATCAGACAGAGACAGAACCTTCAACTAATGATACTGAAGCAAGTCAGAGAGGTACAACTCCAACTTCTCCTAGTTATCATCTTATCAGATCAAAAACAACAGTTAATGAAGGTGACACATTTACTATAACATTAGAAACAACAAATGTTCCAGAAGGTACAGTGTTACGTTATACAGTCTTTGGTGTATCTAACACTGATTATAGCACTGTTCCTACGACAGCAGCAGATGGAACAGGAACTCTTACTGTAGATTCAACTGGTTTTGCGTACTTAAGAGTTACTATCGCAGAAGATTTGACTACTGAAGGGACTGAAACATGGGGGATTACGCTGAGTGATATAGGAATAACAGCAAGCACTTCAGTGACAATCAATGACACTTCAGTTACACCTGATTCAGATTCAGATTCAGAAACTACTACTAAAAAAACTATTTCTAAAGTCGCAACTGGTCCTTGGATAGGAAGAGCCCACGTAGACCCTCCTGTTTCTAATTTCACAGATACTAGTTACGAGGGAGAGCCTCTTCAAAATGACAATGGAGAATATGACCATTTATTAAGAAGCAGCGGATATAGTAGTGAAGGATATTCATCTGGTTGGGATTTGCAATGGGGCAACTGGGAATTTGCAACAAGTACGATTGGCGCTCTAGATCCAGGTGTAAACTTTGGCGATTCAGCAGATCCAGCCAACGCAATAGAAACTCCAGATGGTTTATACATTCCAGAATACAATGCCACTTGGGTAAATCCAGAAGCTATAGATCCTAACTCAACTACTAAATGGGAGTGGCGGGAATATGATTATCTTTGGAATGGGTCGAAAGAAGCACCTGTTTATGAAGACACGGCAGATATTCCTGTTAAAACATTAGCAAGACAAGAAAATCTTTTAGTTCAATTTAGCGGTCTCAAGCCTGATACACCACACATCGTTTTTGTCAATGGTAAACGATATGGATCTAATAGTGAAACTGATGCAGTGAGTTTTGCGAGCGGAAGATTTTCTGTAAGTGTAAACTTGAATCCTGGACAATGGCCCGCTAATCAAGAAATTGAGATAATGGCCGCAAATCATAATGATCCGTCTCAAGCAGATTCTCGTGCTGTTGGATATTTTTTACCTAATCACTCAGTAAGAAGAGATGTTATAACAAATTTGACTACTAGATTTCCTAAACCAGCATACGATGAAGTAACACGACAAGTGCAAAGTAGTCGTCCCACCTTAGAGAATGTAGTCGGAGTGAAAGGGCTTGACTTCGCAGGCTATAGACATGTTAAACTTACTAATGGTACTGAAGATCCTTGGGTATCAGTTAATCGTCTCGACGGTCAAGGCATGGTTCGTGCAAATAGGGTTCCAATTGAACAATTGGATCTTAATGATACTGTTCTCGGGGTTGAATGTGACCCTATATTCG